GTTTGGGGCATCGTTCGTGCCGTTCTCGCGGCTGGCAGCGGTTACCTTGTTGGTGCTGGTTTTATTGATCAGGCCATGGCCTCTGAGATTATCGGTGCCCTTGGCGTGATCTTCACCGCCGTCTGGTCGGTCTGGTCGAAGAAGTAATGTCTTGGATTGAGGTGGCGCTGCTTGTGGCGGCACTCGCTGGCTTGGTTGCTGGCGGGTTTCTCGTCGCACAGCGCCCCTCATTCTGGTTTGGTCTCGGCGCTGTTATGTTTCGTGCCGGATTGCCGCACCTTGTGGAATATGTGACGAAGCGCATGCCCCCTGAACAGGAGGAGGCGTGGCGCAAGTGCATGTTGCGGGGTGGCAAATGGAACCACAGAAAAAAACGGTGTGAATGATGGCTGTTTCTCGCGCAAATATTGGACGCCAAACCTTTGGGAACAAGGCCAAAAACAAGGTCAAGAAGGTGATGAGCGAGTTCAAGGCTGGAACTCTTAAATCCAGTTCTGGCCCGAAGGTCACCAAGAAGAAGCAGGCCATCGCTATCGCATTGAGTGAGGCCCGCCGTGAGAGGCGTCCGCGCCGCGCCAAAAGGTCCTTTAAGTGATGGCCAAGAAGAAAACCAAGAAAGTCACAGCGCCGCTTACCTACGACCCCGGAAAAGGGCGTCCGAAGGAGCATCTTGCCTACCTCAATTGGCAGGAGATGCAGGCGCTTAAGCGTTTAAACGGCAACAATCAGGAGCGCGGTCCTAAGGGGCTGCCTTCATTCCCGCCTAATGACGCAATTGGTTCTTCTTCTAAGGCGTCCAGCACAAAGTCTTCCACAAGTAAGTCTTCTGGCCCCTCAAGCAGCCTGAACGCACCCGCCCGGACGGCACCGTCCAGCAGCAAATCCTCTACGAAGTCAACTGGCTCGTCCTCTGTGTCGCGCATTTCAGGCGGGACTGCCGGAAGCAATGCTGCGCGTTCCGCTGGGAACAGTCGCGGCAGCACTCAAACTGGTTCTTCCTCTGTGTCGCGCATCTCTGGTGGAACGGCGGGCAGCAATGCCGCGCGATCTGCGGGGACAAGCCGTGGAAGCACGGTGAGCGGTGGAGCCTCCACGACATCTAGGATCGGTAGCGCCGCATCATCTCAGCGATCTGGCCCAGCATATCCAAGCGGCGCGGGCGGTGGCTCAAGGGGTATTGGGGGTGCGAGTGATAATCTTGCGAAGCAGGCTGCTAGTAATCAGTCAGTCCTAAAGGCTACGGTTAGCCCGGCCCTCAAAAGCGACATAGGCAAACGCCCATCCACCCCCATGTCAACTCAAGGGGTAAGCTTTCAGTATCCGATTGACGCCCGAATTGAGAACCGTCAAAGAATCAATGACGCAAAACTTGCATCTGGCGCATTGAAGCCGGGTAGTGTTCCGTCGATCTCGCAAATCAGGGAAGATAACGCACGGCGTGCGGAGGCTAATCGCCTTGCACAGCAGTACAGTCAGTATCGCTCTCCGCCATCTACGCCCGCACCTACTCCGCAGGGAGAATTCGGCCCACGCGCTGGGGTTGGCACGGGATATCTGCGAATGGCAGAAACACCGGGCATGATAACCAGTGGTATGCCGTCTCCTTATTCCGGCAGCATTGAGCCGCGTTATAATGCGGCGGCAACGCTGCGGGCTTACGAGCGCGAAAAAAAGGCGCAGCCCTTTGTGAGTGGGGCAAGCCCCTACCCCGCCGTTCGGGCAGGCACAAGCTACATGAACCCCGGTGGTGTTCCCGAGAATGTCAAAAACGCTCTTGCGGATCGTGGTTACAACCCGGACGGCACAAAAATGTCTCCCGAAGCCCAGCGGGCTTACCAGACCAACAAGTTGATTGGACAGTACTCGCAGTACAGGTCTCCACCTTCTGTCCGAACCCCTCAAAACCAATCTTTGCCACCGGGGTTTGCGGCTGATACACCGATCTCCGGGATGCCGTCCTTGGCGGATGTTGGACAGCGCCTTTATGATGCCGCCATTGGCACGGGGAAAGCCATAACGGGCGCTCTTGGCGCTGGCATAAATGCGCTTGCTAATGTTGGTGTTCGCCCCGGCAGCGTTGTCTCAACCGATCAAGGCCTCCGTATTGTTGGAGAAGATGGAACCCTCACGCCTTATTCGCTTGAGCGCGAAAGGGTTGTGAACATGATGCGGCCTGATTATGCCTATACGCCTCCCGTTGATCCGGCGATTGGCAGGATGCCGAGGCCTGCGCCTCAGTATGGGCCCATGCCAACCCCCACTGGCGAAGAAGGCATCACGCCGTCTTCAGGGCTTGCAGCAATTCCAACCCCTGTTTCTATGGGGCTTATCGCCCCGCCACGGCCTCGCCCGCGCCCGGAAAACCTCCGCCCCGCTCCGCCAAGGCCTGTTGCGCGTCCCTCTGATCTTATGGACGCTTACACCCCGAAGTATCCGGGGCCTGATGGTGTGACGGATGAGGATATTGGCGGTGTGTTTGAACAGGGTGATGGAGAAGTTCCAGACAGTGCCGTTCCGTTCTCTCAGATTGATCCTGAAACCATGAAGGCTTATGGCGAAATGCTTGGCCCTGTTGGTATGGTTAATTTCAGCCGGATGGCAGAGCCCTCTATGGCGGGGATTGGTCAGTTGGTTGGCGACACCACAATCCGCCCTGCGCTTTCCCGTTACGGGAATGTAGGTGGCGAGATGGTTGGAACGCTTGGGAACCGTGGCGTTGTCGCTAGCGCCGCACCAAATCCGTTTCAACGCACCCCCGGCTCGACACTTCCCAAGTCTCCATTTGGCGTCAACCCAACAGATTGGGGGAGTTTCCGCGAGGGGATAATCGACCAGATCAACGAAGGATACAAGAAACTTACGGGTCGCTCCGCTCCAAATGAGAGAATTCTTGAGGTTGAGACTTTGCCGGAAGAAGGCGCATCTCCCTCTCAAGAAACAGCATCCCCGTCTCAGGACAGCACCATCACCCCAGAAGCCGAAGAGGCGCAGGAGGCCGCTCGGCGCAGGGCACAAACTGCACGAAGGGTCTCAACGCCCCTCTTGAACATTGCCGCGCCCGGCCTTGGGACAGTCGCTGGTCAGGTTTTCAAGTTTGCTGATGCTCAGATGCAGAAGCTTGTGGACGCCTACCAAGATGCCTCCATGACGGAGCGCAAGGCGATGGAAGAGCGCTATCCGAATCTTATCCCCCGCGCCGAGGCCATGGGCATCAACTCATATTATGGCATGGACAAGTACAACGCTTGGGCAGAGAAGTCCGGGCTTCGCGCTCCACCCTCAAGAGAGGGCGGAGGAAGCAGGTCCGATGACCAATATGGCATCAATAGGGGCATCACAAGTGACGGCATTTCTGGTGATTCTGGCAGTGATTCCGGTGGCGGAACTGGTGGCACTGGTGGTTCTGACAATGGCAGACGCCCGTACATCTACTATGAGTGGGACTTGGGAGTGAACATTCCATCTCCGAGCGATCCGACTTATACTATGTATATGACTTACTTGGCAGAACGGAACGCGGCTCAGGCCGCAATGTACAGATAATGGCGGCACCAAAGCAATCAATTGGACTGGTTAAAACTCTCTTCAAGACGAAGAGGCGCAACAGGTCAAAGCCCCTGCATTTGCGGGGTTCCAAAAAGCTGGGCCCGAAAGACCCCAACAAGGGCAATCGCGGAAAACACTGAGACTGTGGGGAACGTGAGCATTTGGGCAGGCGGTTCCTTTTTACGGCGTATGCCACACGGAACGGGGCTCACACTTAGGATCAAAAATGGCAACAAGCGGAACCACAAGTTGGAACCCCGATATCGGGGAGTTGGTTGAAGAGGCGTTCGAGCGAGCGGGTCTTGAACTGCGCTCGGGCTATGACCTGAAGACCGCCCGCAGGAGCCTGAACTTCCTCCTCACGGAGTGGGCCAACAAGGGTTTAAACCTTTGGACCGTTCAGAGCGGCACAATCACCCTTGTGGCGGGCCAGAAGACCTACGACACGACAGATGGCCTTCCGGCTGGTGCAGTGGATTACATCGAGTTGGTGTGCCGCACCTCGAATGCGGGGGTCAATACCGATATCAGTCTGAACCGGATTTCAGTCTCGACCTATGCCAACATCCCCACAAAGGATCAGTCGGGGCGTCCATATCAGGCTTATGTGAACCGCGCTACCGCAGCACCGGAGATCACCCTCTGGCCCGTGCCCGATTCTTCGCAGACCTACACGCTGGCTTACTGGTACATGAAGCGCATGGATGATGCCACCAATCCGGTCAGCCAGACCATTGAGGTGCCGTTTCGCTTCTACAACGCGCTTGTGGCGGGACTTGCCTACCACATTGCCCTCAAGAAGCCTGAGGTTCAGGATCGCATTTCGATGCTCAAGGACCTCTACGACGAAGCCTTCCAGTTGGCTGCCGACGAGGACCGTGATCGCTCTTCCGACAGGTTTGTGCCTTTCATCGACTACGGGTTCTGATGTAAAATGGCTGTAACCTATGCAAAAGGCAAGCTGGCCTTCGGGTTCTGCGACAACTGCGGCCAGCGCTATGATCTTGGTGAACTGAAAATCCAGATCGTTGCCGGGCGTGCCACGAACCTGAGGCATTGTCCTGAGTGTCTCGATAAAGACCATCCGCAGCTTTTCTTGGGCCGCGTTCCGATCAACGATCCGCAGGCCCTGAGAAACCCCCGCCCCGACACCTCGCAGGTCGAAAGCCGCGAGTTGTGGGGTTGGAACCCCGTAGGAAACCCCGCAGCCTGTGTCGGCACAGGAGAGGTCGGCGTCATTACGCTTCGTTTAAATGGCATCATCAGCCCGATCACATACTCGGGCACAACTTGATTTGGTATAATCCATGAAGAAAACCAAGACAATGAACGATGGCGGAATGGCATCCTCAAGGGGTGAGGGTACAAGCCGCCGCTACACCCGCAAGTACGAAAAGCTGTCAAAGCGCTTCCCGGGCTACAAGCCCACGCTTGAGAGCCCCGTTGACACACGCGGTGAGTACAGGACTTTCAAGAAGGGCCTCAAGGCGTATCGAAAGGGCCTCCGTGGCAGCGACAGGCCGACAACGCCGTCAACGCCGATTACGCCTCCGACTGTCCCCGTTATACCGCCCAATGCACCGCCTGCGGCCCAGCCGCCCGTGGCAAGAAAAAGCTGGAAGGAAGTGATCTCCGCCAACTTCCCCGGCACAATGAAGAAGGGTGGAATTGTTCGTGGAAGCGGCTGCGCCAAGCGCGGTAAGACCCGTGGGAAAATGGTTTAACAAAGAATTGCATAGGAATAACACAATGAAGAAGAAGAACAAGACAAAGCGCATGCAGTCTGGTGGGATGGCAAATGCTCCGGCGAAGACCGGGATCACAGTCAACGGCAGGAATTATCCCAATGCTACGCGCCTTAGCGGCACAAATCTCAACCTCTCTCGCTTTGGGGATTTTATTCGCAGAGCCAAGGAAGGCAGGGCGCGCTCTGGAGCGGGCTCGAATTCTGCGGCAAATTCAAATGCAGCGGCATCCAGCGGGGCCTCTGGCTCTGCTCGTGGCATCAAAGTTAACGGCAAGATGTATCCCAATGCTACGCGCCTTGCAGGCACTCGTTTTGATGCGAGCCGCATGTTTGGCGACCGGACTATGGCCGCTGGCGGCATGGCGAAGAGCGGTGCGATGCCTGTTCGTGGTGGCGGTGGCGTTCCCGTTCAGGGGCCGGGCGGCGCTGTTATCCCGTCAAAGCCTGCCCGACCCAAGGGTGGTATGATGACACGCCCCGGCTTCAAGGGCATGCCGATGAAGAAGATGGCATCTGGTGGCAAAGTTCGCGGTGGCGGAGCGGCCACAAAGGGCCTGAAGATTTCGAAGAAGATGGGCTGATATGGCATTCACCTACGACCAACTTGTCTCGGCCATTTATGGATATCTCCAGACTAATTCTCAGGGGATGTCCACAACGGATGTAAATACCATCATCCGTCAGGCTGAACAGCGCATCTATTATGATGTGCAAATCCCGGTTCTCAAGAAGAACGTGACCGGGACGATGTCAAGTGGAAATAGGTATCTTTCGACCCCGTCAGACTTTCTGGCGGTGTATTCGATTGCCGTGAACAACAGCAATTCCTACGAATATCTTCTGCCCAAGGATGTGGCGTTTCTCCGGGAAGCCTACCCCGGGACCGCCACAACCGGGGTCCCTCGTTACTATGCGCTGTTCGATGATGACACATTCCTGATCGCACCGCCGCCTAACGCGAACTTTGAAGTTGAACTTCATTATTTCTATGAGCCACCGTCCCTTGTCGATCAGCCGACTGGAACATGGCTCAGCGAAAACGCCGAGAATGCGCTTCTCTATGGCTGCCTCTTTGAGGGCTACACATATCTCAAGGGCGAGGCCGATCTGGTCTCGCTGTATGCGGGCAAGTACAAGGAAGCCATTGAGGCACTCAAGACAATCGGTGAAGGCCGTAACAGGACCGACACTTACAGAAACTCTGAACCCCGGATCACACCGAACTAATGACACAGGGAAGCGGGGGCGTTGGCCCCTTCATCGTGAGGACCACGCAAGAGCGCGGATTTACCGTAGAAGAAATTGCTGAAGACCTCCTGAACAAATTGATGTTCATTTCGTCAGAGGCACATCCGGCAATCCGGGAACAGGCAATGGCCTTTAGGGATCGCATTCGTCCCGCCATTGTTCACTACATGAAGCAGGCGGTGAAGTCCGACCGGACCACGCTTGCGGCAGAATTTTCCAAACAAGGCCACCAAGAAATGGCCGAGATCATCAGGAGGCTCTAATGGCCATATCCACAGCTATGACAACATCGTTCAAGTCGGAACTCATGTCCGGTTTGCACGACTTCGACAACCCGGGCGGCAACACCTTCAAGATCGCGCTGTTTACATCGAGCGCTACCCTTGGTGCCGCGACCACGGCATATTCTTCGTCTGACGAGGTTGCCAACGGCAACGGATATACCACGGGTGGGCAGAACCTCACCTCTGTGAGCCCGACCACTTCCGGCACAACTGCCTATGTGGACTTCGCGGACATCACTTGGTCAGCCTCTACCATCACTGCCAATGGTGCGCTGATTTACAACAACACGAACGCCAATCGCGCGGCTGTTACACTGGCCTTTGGTTCTGACAAGTCTTCGTCCAACGGCGACTTCCAGATCATCTTCCCGACCGCAAACGCCACGGACGCCATCATCCGTATCGCCTAAAGGAACCCCATAAATGGCCGATGCAATTGTCCCGCTGACTGGCTGGGGCTCCTTCGGCTGGGGGGAGGCTCCTTGGGGGTACTCCGGCGTCCTTGATACCGGAGCCACTGGCGCGACCGGAACGGTTACCGTTTCGGCTGACGCCAATGTGGCCGTCACTGGTGTATCCGCCACAGGCCAAGTCGGCACCGTAACCGTTGAGATCGATGCCGTTGTAGCTGTTAGTGGGGTTTCCGCCACTGGCTTCGTCGGAACGGCATCCGTTGTATTTGGCATAACGGTTCCCGTAAATGGTGTGTCTGGCACGACAAGTGCCGGGACTGTTACCACATCTGCCGATGCAAATACCCTTGTAGCGGGTTTAAACGCTACTGGCGGCGTTGGCTCCATAGAGATCACTGCGTTTGCGAATATCCCGGTGTCCGGGGTTGGTGCCACTGGCAACGTCACAGCGCCAGTCGCGAAGGGTTCTTCTATCACGGCGGTGACCGGATTGGGGGCCACAGGCTCCCCCGGTTCCGTGGATGTGACCGGAACGGCGAATTTCGTGCCAAATGGCACGCAGGCCTCCGGCGAGGTCGGTACACCTGAGGTTTCGACCGATCAAGTCATTGATGTCACTGGTGTCACTGGCAGTGGGGCCGCTGGCGATGTTATAATCGCTATAAACAGCCGTACTCAGGTTACAGGGCTTTCGGCTTCCGGTGAAGTCGGCATCGTCGATATTGAGACCGGGGTGCTTGTTTACCCGGTGGGTGTCAGTGCTACGGGCTTCGTCAATGGCAACGTCCTGATCTGGGGCCTTGTCGATACAAATCAGACCCCGAACTGGAACCCCGTATCCGACAGCCAGACCCCGGTCTGGACGGAGGTCTCAGCCAACCAATCTCCGGGGTGGTCCGAAGTCTCGACCCCGCAAACCCCCGGGTGGTCAGAAATCTCCGACACTCAAACAACTTGGACGCAAATAGCGGCGTAAAAACATGGCATCAACATATTCTCCAAATCTCCGTCTTGAACTTATCGGGACAGGCGAACAGCAGGGCACTTGGGGTGCCACGACCAATACCAACCTCGGCACCCTGATCGAAGAAGCCATCGGTGGCTATGTATCGGTCACGGTGTCAGATGTTGGCGACACGACACTCACCACGAATAACGGCTCCGCCGATCAGGCGCGTAATGCGGTCCTCAACCTGACGGGCACGATCTCGGCGGCACGGAATGTCTTGTGCCCCGCCATCGAGAAAGTTTACATCGTCCGCAACGCCACCACTGGCGGATTTGCGGTGACCTTCAAGGTATCCGGCCAGACGGGTGTAAGCATTCCCAATGGCTCGACATATCTTGTGTATGTCAACGGCACAGACGCTGTGACGGTCACGGGATCGATGGCCTCTCAGCTTGCGAATAATGTGGCCATAACGGGCGGCAACATTTCTAACGCCACGATTTCTGGTGGGTCTCTTGCAAACGCCATACTTTCGAATGTGGTGGTGGTTGCTAATGCCTCCAGCCTCGGCGTCCGCGATAGCGATGGCTCGCATGTCCTTTCGATTGCTGCGGGGTCAAACCTCACATCGAACCGGGTGTTTACACTTACTACGGGTGATGCTGCGCGAACTCTTGATATCAGCGCTGGAAACGTCACCGTATCTACGGCGGGCGCGGCGCTCATCGACGATGCGTCTGCATCGGATCAGCGCACCACGCTTGGTCTCGGCACGATTGCCACCCAGAATTCAAACGCGGTGAGCATCACTGGAGGCTCGATCTCTGGCATTACCGATCTGGCTCTGGCGGATGGCGGAACTGGCGCAAGCCTTGCCGATCCCAATGCCGATGCGGTTCTGGGTTGGAACGACACCGCTGGTACGATGACTTTCCTCACGGCGGGGTCTGGTATTTCGATCAATGCTACCTCAAACACCATTTCCTCCACGGTCACAGGCGGTGGCAACTATGTCATGCAGGTTTACACCAACACCACACCCGGTGGCGTGACATGGACAAAACCCGCAGGTCTTGTTGCCGTTAAGGTTACGGTGGTTGGCGGCGGCGGAGGAACCACTAATTTTAATGGTGGTGGTGGAGGTGGCGCGGCAATTGACTACATCCCAGCGCCAAGCATCCCCGGTCCCGTGACGGTTACTGTTGGCGCTGGTGGCGTAACGCCAACATTTACGGGTGGCACAAGTTCCTTTGGGGCGTTTGCGTCTGCCACGGGTGGTGGGGGTGCTGGCGGCGGGTCAGGAGGGTCGGGTGGGGTTGGCACAGGTGGTCAGGTAAATATCTCAGGAGGAACGGGTGGTGATGGTGTTGGATACGATGACACAGCCCCGACCTTTCGAGTTTACTTCCGCTTTTCCGGTACTGGCGGCTCTAGTTTGCTGGGGGCTGGGACCAAAACTCAGGCTGATATTAGTGGAGACCCCGGCCCTCCGTTTAATCCATCGGCTATTGGGCGTGTAGCTGGCAATGTTTACGGCGGCGGCGCTGGAGGTGGTGGACCGACCCCGGGAAGCGCAAATGGCGCACAGGGTATTGTTATCGTTGAGGAGTTCTATTGATGAAGGCTCTTATTTCACCAAATGAGCAAGCGCTCTCCTATGATGGGTCTGTTTTGGGGCAGCGCATTGCACAGGTCGAGGAAATTGAGTTTCCCATTGCAAGTCCACTGTTTTGGGTGGACTGCCCCAATGACTGCAAGCCCGATTTGTGGTATTATCTTGATGGTCAGTGCATCCCAAAGCCCCTGCCCCCGGAGCCTGATCCACAGGAATAATCACACAGGCAAATAAATGTCAATCAAGGATAAATTCGAAAAAGATCGTTACGTCCATCTGGAGGGTTTTCTTGACAAGGAAAACTGCCGTGAACTTACGGAAGCGCTAAAGGCTGAAATTGAAACACGCGGCTGGTTTGACAAACAGTGTCCAACAAGCAAGTCAATCCGCGATAGCGTAACTTTTGACAAACTTCTCGTTGATCTTCTTCCACACTTTGAGGAAGCTTCGGGTTTGAAGCTTCTCCCAACATACGCTTATGCGCGTTGGTATGAGCCGGGGGAGATTCTTAAAATCCATCGTGATCGCCCATCCTGTGAGGTGAGCGCCACTCTCACGCTTGGATTTGATGGTGATGTTTGGCCGATATTTATTGGTCATCCCTCGGGTGAGCCCACCAGCTTCAGAAGGGTAGATGAGGCAAAGAACATTGTTCACGCCAAGAATGTTAGCAAAATCTCCATGGGAGTTGGTGACGCCGTTCTTTACCGTGGCTGCGAGATGTACCACTGGAGGGATGAGTATTCTGAGGGTAGGTGGCAGGCACAGGTGTTTCTGCATTATGTAGATGCTAACGGCCCGCACGCTGAATGGGTTTATGACAAACGCGGAAAGCTTAACCTCCCCTCAGATACGCCAAACGAACCAGACAATGACCTTACAACTTGGATTTATACCGATGTCCTTACGGACAAGGACTGTGAGGCGTTGGTCAAGCTTTACACCCAAGCCCCCGACGAAGAGGCAAGTATTGGGGGTGGGGGCGTTGGTGCAGTTGACAAGACGGTTCGGAACGTTAACCGGGTTGTTCTTCCTGTTTACAAGGGTATTGGCGCACGGCTTGCTGCCGTGGGGCTTGATGCCAATGCCCAGAGGTGGGGCTTCGATATCAAGAAAGCCAATCAGTCAGAGTTTCTTAAGTATCCCTCTGGCGGGGGGCGCTACAAAGGTCATATTGATACCTTTTTGTCAAAATCCCCAGAGAACCTTTTGGAGTGCCGGAAGGTCACTGTGTTGGCATTCCTGAATGATGATTACAAGGGTGGTAAGTTCTTTCTCCAGACGGGGCACAAGAAGATATATCCACCCCAGAAGAAAGGCACTGTGATCGCCTTCCCGTCCTTCATCCTTCACGGCGTCGAAGATGTCGAGGAGGGCGAGCGTTACTCAGTTGTGACTTGGCTCGTTGGGCCTTGGTTTAAGTAGGTTTATCATGGAAGAACTCATCGCAAGAATGTTTAAGACCCGCAACCAAGCGCACCTCGCGCATTGGAAAACAAAGTCTTATGCCGAACATCAAGCGCTGGGTTCTTTCTATGATGATATCATCGATGCCCTCGACAAGCTGGTAGAGGCTTGTCAGGGCTCCAAGGGCATCATTGGCCACGTTGATCTTTCCTGTAAAGACGAATCCAAAAAGATCATCGAGTGCCTCACTGAGGACGCTAATTGGATCGCCAAGAACCGCGCCAAGATCGGCCACGGCGTCCCGGCGCTCGAAAACATTGTCGATGAGATTGTAGCGATTTATCTCGCGACACTTTACAAACTCAAGAACCTCTCCTGAGGGGCTTAAATGCTGACCAAGCTTAAACTCCAGCCGGGCATTAACCGGGACGATACGAACTACACCAATACTGGTGGATGGTTCGATTCGAACTTTGTCCGGTTCCGTAACGGCCTGCCGGAAAAGATTGGCGGCTGGACGCGGGTGTACGCCAACCAGACGGCTCTGGAGGGGACATGCCGGAAGCTTTATGATTGGTCAAGCATCATCGGCACACAGTATCTGGCGTGCCCCACCAATATCAAGTTCTATGTCGATAATTCTTCCTCGATCATTGACATCACGCCGCTTCGACGCTCAGTGACGCTTGCGAACAATCCAATTGCCACCACCAATGGCTCTGGTGAGATTGTAGTCGCAGATGTTAACCACGGTTCGGTGGTTGGGGATCGCGTTACCTTTTCGGGTGCCACCGATGTAAACGGCATCCTCGCCGCGAGCATCAACAAAGAGTTTACAATTACCGAGATCGTTGATCTCGATAGCTATAAGGTTGTGACAGACGGCACCGCCAACGCCACCAGTTCGGGTGGTGGTTCAAGTGTTGTAGCAAAGTATCAGTTTCATCCCGGTATCTCTTCGGAGGCGGTATTTGCTGGCTGGGGGTCTGGCCCGTGGGGCGGTATCTCTGGGATATATGGTTGGGGCTACGGGCCCGACACCACCGTTACGACATACTACAGCGGCCTCTGGACCGTGGACAACTACGGCGAAGACATGATTGCGTGTCCGCGTGATGTGACCAATGGCTATCGATTTGGAAACACACCTTTTTCACTGACAAACACCAGCAATGTGGTGACGGTCACACAGGCAAACCATGGTTTCAGCAATGGCATGGCTGTGATCATCAATGGCGTCACCGCTGAGATCGGGGGCATTCCTGTTTCTCAGCTTAATGGCACGAAGAGCATCTCGGTGGTGAATGCCAACGCTTACACCTATACAGTCACTAACACCGCCTCCTCGACAGAGACAGGCGGCACAAACGCCTATGTGTTTACATCCTCAATTGTATATTGGGATGTTACCGATACAGATGGACCCGCAGTGAGCCTCTCAAGTCTTGGCTCTGCTTATGCCAAGAAGTTCCTACCCTATGTGGCCAAAGAGGTTATGGTCTCCGACCAGAACCGTCAGGTAATCGCTTTTGGCTGCAACCCATTTGATGTCACTCAGGGTCAGGACCCGATGATCATTCGGTGGTCGGATTCGAGAGACCCCACCAATTGGGATGCCTCGGACACCACCACGACTTCGGGCGAAAGGCGGCTCTCTTCGGGGTCCTTTCTCGTCACGGCTGTCCAGAACCGCGAAGAAATCCTTGTGTGGACAGATTCCGCTCTGTTCTCGATGGTCTATGTCGGGCCTCCCGATGGCTACGGGTTCAATCTTGTCGGCACGAACTTCGATATTATCGGGCCCAACTCCAAGATCGTCTCGGGTTCTGTGGCATACTGGATGGGTTCCAGCAACTTCTATCGCTATGATGGCAAGATCGAGCCGATGCCATGCACCGTGCGCGACTATGTCTTCTTGGACATCAGCGTCGAGGACGGCGACAAGGTCTATTGTTCCTCGGATTCCGGCAACAACGAGATTATCTGGTTTTATCCCTCCGCCTCTCAAGGCGGCACGCCGGGCCTGCGCGAAAACGACCGCTATGTGGTCTACAATTATGTTGAAAATGTCTGGTACTACGGAGCCATGTGCCGCAGCGCATGGATCGACAGGCGCGGACACGAATATCCCCGTGCCGTGTGTACGGATGGGTATCTTTACAACCAAGAGTCGGGGTTCGATGATGGCTCGACTACTCCGGCGACTGCGCTGAATGCGTACATCGAATCCAGCCCCGTCGAGATCGAGGACGGCGAGAACTATATGTTCATCAAGCGAGTGATCCCCGACTTGTCGTTCCGTAACTCGACCACTAACAATGGCTCCCAACCTGTGGTAAAATTTACCATAAAGCCTCAGGATTACCCGGGCGGGACCATTGGAAGCGGAGATGAGCGGAATGTCCAGAGGGACAGTTCCGCCACCTTGAATGTGAACCTGTTCACTGAGCAAGTGTTTACACGCCTCCGCGCCAGATCGGTCAGCCTCAGAATTGAAAGCGACGAAACAGGCATTGCGTGGCGTCTTGGAACCCCGCGTCTCGATGTCAGGCCGGATGGACGGAAATGACAATCACTTCGGCACTTCCCCTTCCCCCGAAGGAATACAGCCAAGAATACATGAACCGTCTCGTGCGGCAGCTTGAGTTGACCATTCGGCGTCAGCATGCGGGTGGTCCTATCACGGCGGGCTCG